GTTGCTCATTAACAATTCATCTATGCACACAATAACACCAGAATAAGCGCTGAAAGCGCTATCTTTGACCCGTGGTTTATTAAAACCGCGAGGTATTATATATATATACTCCCATAATAATTTTCTGTTATATTTAATCTCCCCCCTCAGAGTACTAAAAGTACTCCTCAGGATGTGTGACTTACGTCACATTGTACGCATAAGATATGCGGGTTCGGGAAAATACTTTCCCAACCCACTCGGAAAAGACCCGTTTGAACGGGTCTTCTATAGTATATAGATTAATATATACGGAGTCGCTCCGTTTAAGACTCCGCTCCTATATATATATAGATTTTCAAAATTTTTTTATACAGATGCCCCCCGTATACCGTTTTACAGAAGCGTTAATACGGCGTTTATGATTGCCACCTATACCTTGACCTAAAGCGCCAAGGTGGTGGCTCCAAAATTGTTTGGTAGTAGGGAAGAGGCTGACACCTCTCGCAGAAAGTGGAATATCTCCCCTACGGGTAAAAAGGTAAAGCGTCAAAGGTGTAGGCTTGCACACCCCGCCTAGGGGAGGATAGGGTTCGAATCCCGAGATGTATACTCTGCAGGGTACCATCAACGTATACCGAAGTAACCCAACCAACATAGTCCCTTAGCATTTGGACAATGCGCACAGATTACGTACCTGTGAGATATGGGTTCGATTCCCTATGGGATGCAAATAAGAGAGCAGGGACACTAATGGGTCGCAAAGCAGGAAAGCAGACATATGGCAAGGAAGAAGCACAGGCTAAAGTACTGGCTCTTCTAGAACAAGGTGCCACCGTCACTGCTGCTATGGCAGCCGTTGACCGTCAGGACACCGCCTTCCGCCAGTGGTCCATGGCAGATGCCGACTTCAAGGAAAAGGCTGATAAAGCCCGCCTTGCGGGTAAGGGCATTAAACAAGATTTAGCAGAACTTAAGGATATGCCTTTCCATGAGTTCTCAGAGCAGTTCCTAGACTCTAGACTTTTCAATCACCAACTTAACTGGGTTGACCTCATTGAGGGTAAAGAACCTAGATGGTTACCCCCTGGCATGACATATGACCAAGGAGACCCTAACCGTGTCTTGATTAACGTGCCACCTGAGCACGCCAAGTCAACCACCATCACGACTAACTACGTGACCTACAAGATTGTGACCAACCCTAACACGCGAGTGATTATCGTGTCTAAGACTCAGGGTATGGCTCGCAAGTTCCTAGGCGCTATTAAGACGCGCCTTTCCCACCCTGGCTACATGAAACTACAGACGGCCTTTGGCCCAAATGGTGGGTATAAGGCGGATGCAACACAATGGTCCGCCGACATGATTTATCTAGGCACAGGTCGAGACTCTGGAGAGAAGGACCCTACAGTCCAAGCATTGGGCTTTGGTTCACAGATTTACGGAGCACGTGCCGACCTGATTATCCTAGATGACGTGGTGATGGGCTCCAACGCTCATGAGTGGGAAAAGCAAATTGAGTGGCTTCAAAAAGAAGTTATTACCCGTCTGGGACGACACGGTAAACTCATCATTGTTGGAACCCGCGTAGCATCTGTAGACCTCTACAAGATGATTAGAGACGGTGGACAATGGACGGGTGGGAAGAGCCCATTTACCTACTGTGCAATGCCAGCAGTCCTACAGTTTGATGATAAACCAGCCAACTGGAAGACGCTATGGCCAGAAACTGACCAACAAGAAAATGATTTAGATGAGGTTTTAGAAAATGGCTTATACCCGAAGTGGGACGGACCCTCGCTCTTTAAGCGTCGCTCTGAGGTCGCTCCGTCTGTTTGGGCTATGGTCTACCAGCAAGAAGATGTCCAAGAAGACTCAATATTCTCTCCAACCTGTTTGGCTGGCTCAGTCAACGGAATGCGAAAAAGAGGACCTCTAAAGGCTGGTACGCCAGGACATCCTCAGTATGTTGAAGGTTATACCATCATTGGTCTTGACCCTGCTATGGCAGGTGCTACAGGAGCAGTGGTTGCAACTTACAACAGAGCAGATGGACGTATCTACGTCCTAGACTGTGTGAATATGACTGACCCAAGTCCTGCAAAGATTCAATCTTTGATTGAGGAATGGGTTGAGAAGTATCGCCCACAAGAACTACGTATTGAAATTAACGCCCACCAGAAGGCTTACGCCCTGGATGATGACTTGAGAGCATACCTTGCATCCTATGGATGTCAACTTAACTCTCACTTCACTGGCAAGAATAAATGGGACACATCATTCGGTGTAGCCTCTATGTCAATGTTGTTTGGTAATACCCGTGATGGGCGTTTCCAGGACAACAACATCATAGAACTACCAAGCAATGAAGGCTCTGAGGGTCTAAAGACTCTCGTACAGGAACTAATTACCTGGAAGCCAGACACGAAGAACCCAACGGACTGCGTTATGGCGCTATGGTTTGCCATTATCCGCATACGTGAGATGATGCAACAGAGTAGTAATGCATCTAAGTGGATGCAGAACAGATGGACAACTCAAGCACAAGCATCAAGACGACAAGCAGTCAATTTAGACGAAGCATTTGCCGACCAGTGGTCGCAAACATACGGTTAGGATACCAATGGCATTATCAATGGAACAGGTTGCAGCACGCGTTGAAGCGTTGCGCTACCGTAATCATGAACGCGATGCTCGTAACCTAAACGTACTTGCAGTTCGTAAGGGTCAAATCTCACAGGTTTACCCTGAGTTCTTCCCAGAAGGCGTAGATGCCAACGTAGTTGCTAACTTCATCGATGTGGTAGCACGCGACCTCTCAGAGGTAATGGCACCACTACCAGCAATCAACTGTTCTGCTGCTAACTCCGTTAGCGACAAGGCACGTAACTTCGCTGACAAGCGTACACGTATTGCCGCTAACTATTTCTCCCACTCTGACCTGTCAGTACAGATGTACTCAGGTGCAGACTGGTACTTAACATATGGTTTCGTTCCTTTCATGATTGAATTGGACGAAGAAAGCAAGTTGCCGCGTATTCGCGTAGAAAATCCAATCGGGGCTTACCCAGAATTTGACCGCTACGGACGCTGTGTGGCATTTGCAAAGCGCTACATGATGACTCTTGGTGAACTGGTCGCACAGTTCCCAGAGTATGAAACTCAAATCCTTGGTCGTGACGGATATCAGCAAGACCTGCATGCGCAGGTTGAGATGGTTCGTTACTACGACAAGGACCAATCAGTAATTTACTTGCCTAAGAAGGGCAATCTAGTTTTATCTCGCGCATTGAATCCAATGGGCAAGATGATGGTTGTCGTGGCGCGTAAGCCGTCTATTGATGGCGAAATGCGTGGACAATTCGACGACGTATTAGGTATTCAACTTCTTCGCAACCGTTTCGCCTTATTGGCTATGGAAGCAGCGGAGAAGAGTGTTCAGGCACCAATCGTACTACCACAAGACGTTCAAGAACTCCAGTTGGGTGGAGATGCGGTTATCCGTACCTCTAACCCTGCTGGTGTTCGTCGTGTCGAATTAAACATTCCTGCAGGCGCATTTACAGAGCAGAGTCTTCTTAACCAAGAACTTCGTTCAGGTACACGCTATCCAGAAGGTCGCTCTGGTAACATCGATGCAAGCATCGTTACTGGTCAAGGCGTACAGGCTCTCATGGGAGCATTCGATACACAGGTTAAATCAGCACAGGCAATCTTTGCCTCTGCACTACGTGATGTTGTATCTCTCTGCTTTGAGGCAGATGAGAAGATTTTCCCAGAGGAAAAGACAATCCGTGGTGTTGACTCTGGTTCACCATACGAAATTACATACAAGCCTACTAAGGACATCAAGGGTGATTACTCCGCAGATGTTCGTTATGGCATGTTGGCTGGTCTTAACCCAGCACAGGGACTTATTTTTATGCTACAGGCTCTTGGTGGAGGATTAATCTCCAAGGATATGGCAATGCGTGAACTACCATTCACTGTAAATGTCACACAAGAACTTGAGAAGATTGAAATCGAAAACATGCGTTCATCACTTCTTGGTGGTATTACTGCAATGGCTCAGGCTATTCCAGCAATGGCTACTCAAGGAGGAGACCCAGCATCTATCGTAACTAAGATTGCAGGAGTAATCAGTGCTCGTCAAAAGGGTCAATCCCTAGAAGAAGCAATTGCTGATGTATTTGCTCCACAGCAACCAGTTCCTCCTGCTGGGGCTGCAACGCCAAATGTTGAGCAGCCGTCCCCTGTTCCAGGCGCGGCTCCAGTAGGAGGCTCTCCAATGGATGCAGGAATTGCACCAGCGGCACCAGCACCAGACTTGCAAACAATCTTATCTACATTAAGTGGTAGCGGTAAAGCCACAGGGCGAGTAACAACTAGGGGATAAAAATGACAACGCTAGTAGCGATACAAGGTGACGGTTGGTCGGTATTAGGTTGCGATTCACGACTCAGTGATGATAGTGGTCGATTCCAAGTTAGTAAGACTCCAAAGATTGTAGAAAACAACGGCATACTAATTGCTGGATGCGGTTCATCTCGCGCTAGTAACGTATTGCATTACGGTTACAAGCAGCCTAAGCCTACGGCTCAAGAAGACTTAAATACTTACATGACACAGAAGTTCATCCCAGCAATGCGGAAGAACTTTGTAGATGCAGGTATTGACATGAAAGAGGACGGCGATGTTGCGCAAATCGATGGTGGATTCCTTATCTCAGTCAAAGGCCAAGTGTTTTCGGTCTCTGAGGATTATTCTTGGGATACCGATGTTCGTAACGTATACGTTATGGGTAGTGGTGGCGATGTTGCCCTCGGCGCATTGGCAGCGTTGGGTGTGGAA